CTTCGACGCGCTGGTGGCCGATGGCGAGGATCTCAGGAAGCTTCCGCTCACCCTGAGGAAGACGAACCTCGCCCGGATCCTGCGCGGGCGGCCGGAAGGCATTTTCGTGGCCCCGTTCGAGACTGGCGAGATCGGCCCGGACCTGTTTCGCAAGGCCTGTGAGTTCGGCCTTGAGGGCTTGGTGTCGAAGCACCGCGATCGCGGCTACCGGCCGGGACGATCGCCGAACTGGATCAAGGTGAAAAATCCGAAGCATCCGGCTATGACTAGGGTAATGAAAGCCCTCTCGACGAGATGAGACCCTCCCGACCCGCTCCTATCCACAAAGCGCGTGGCCTGTTTTGAATCCGCGAATGGCGGTCCTATTCGGTAATCGGGTGGTTCGCCCAGCCCAACCTTCTACCGTGCTCCAAACACGTAGGAGCCCGACATGCGCAAGTTTCATTCGATTGCCGCTCTCTGTGGCGATGGACTCCGGCCCGAACTGCAAGCGTTGTTCGACCGTCTCGCCGTCGATCCATATTCGGAACTGTTCACCCGACCCGATGGCATGACGCAATCCGGGCCCGATCCAAAGGCTGAGAGCCTGGTGGCGACCCCGCTTGCTCCCAAGCAAGTGGCCTGATTTGAAATAGACAGTGGCCTAGTTCGGCCAGTACCAGAGTCCCCCGCCACGACGGCGGGAAGAAAAAGCCGCCGGCGATGAAGCCGGCGGCTGGAGGCAGTTTGTCGATCGAGCGCGGGCATGCGCTTCTTGTTTTAAGCGAAGCCTTCAGTCCCCGGCTGCGGCTCGACCAGGCTCGCGCTCGCCGAGACATTCACGGTCGTCAGATCGTTACTCGAATCGTCGCGCAGATTTTCGAGCCAGCTGACGTAACCGCTGCAGGAAACGGAAACATGTTTGCCTGCGTCGTCGACCAGAATGTCGATCGCCGCGTTGGCGTTGGCGAGAGCGGCCGCGCGATCGCGCGCGTGGATCGGTTGATTCTTGACGACAAGATCGAATTGGGCGGCGACAGCCGCCTTTGCGGCGTCTTTCGTCTCGCCGCGTGCATTGAACGAATAGGACATCTGATTTTCCCTTGAGCTATGCCGGGGCCGCCGGTGCGGACGCTTTTACGCATCGCCTTGCTTCAGCTTGTCCATCACCTCGCCGAGCGTCAGGTTTTCATCGAGCGGCCCCATGCAATCGTCGCAAGGCTTCTGCCGCTCGCGGAACTGGTTTCGCGCGCAGCCTTTTCCCTCGCCGCGGCAGGCCCATAATCTGAAGTTGCCGGCGGCATCCTTTGCGAGAATGGTTTTGAGCTCCGGCGCATGGTCAGCCATCACGTCTGCTCCCGAATGACATACCCGCCGCCCGGCGCGCAGCGCGGACGCAACACCGTCCAGTTCTCGCCGGCATAGATCGAGTGCGATTTCCACTCGACGATCACCTCGGCTTCGGCGACCAGACAGCCGATGCCGATTCCCATGTCCCGCTCCATGATCACCTCGTCATGGCAGACCGGCGGCTGGCCCAGCAGCGTGTGGCAGAGCGTGGCGATGACGGTGACTTTCATCGTCCCCTACCCCCGCGTGGATCGACGATCACGTAACCCGCGATCGAGCGGGCGAGCACGCGCGTCAGGTGATGGCCGGAGTTGGCATCGAACACCCGCCACACGCCGCCTCCGAGATCGGCTTCCAGCACCATGACGTGATGCCGTCGCACGGCGGCCATGCCTGGTGCAGGTGCAGCTCGCGGAAACCGGAACCAGTTCGCCGCAAGCCAAAGCTCGCGGACCGAATGGCCGAACAGATGCACGGCCGCACCACAGCCGCAGAACGCCGAGCGCGGACAGCCGGCGGGATGCGCTACAATCTCGCCGCTGTCGGCATGGCGTTCACGAAGCATCGTCACCCGGATCGAACGCGCGCCGGAAAACGGATTGCCGGACTGTCCCGTGCAGGATGGGTGCATCACGCTGCCGGTTTCGACACAGGCCGAAGCATTGACGGTGAGCGCGCAGAGCAACGCGCCCGCGATCGCGAGTGATTTCAGCATTCGGATTTTTCCGGTCAATGACGCATATGAAGGAATTCGACGACGATGCCGCCGGCGGCGCCCGCAATGCCAATGAAGGCAACCCAGATCAGCTTGCCCATCCTTTGCGCGCCGTCCTGACGGTCGCGCGCGGTCTTGAAGGCGTCGATCGCCGGCTTGATCGTGGCGAGATCCTTTGAGACGTTCTCCATCTCTCCGGCCAGCCTGATGACGTCCTTGGAGAGTTCGTCGAATTTATCGTGCAGCGCCCTGCGGCCTTCGGAGGCAGACTTCTCCTGCGCCTGCCAAGTCGTTGTCATCATGTCGACGGACGCCTTGAGGCCGCCGATTTCCGCACTGACCTGGTGGATCGCGCCATCCGTCATTTCAGCATGCCCCGTCTTGAATGAGATCGGCCGCGCGAGGCCTCTTTCTCGCGCGGCCGCTTCGATCAGAAATAAACGCCGACGCCAGCCATGTACTTGGTGCCCAAGACCGCCTTGGACTGGCTCGCTCCGAAGATTGCCCCCTTCGTCTCGAAGACCGTTTCGACATACTCCCGCACCGCAGACCCGTTGCTGAGTTGCTCCATCAGATCGAACTCGATCTTGGGCGCGAAGGCCCAGACCTTGTTCGAGCCCGCCCCGAGATAGGCGATGGTCACGTCGTCGGCGCGGAAGCCGGCACCAAAGCCGGCCTGGATGTTGCTCGCGGTGATGCCGGCCGGATTGAGCGGGAACGGCGCGATCGAGCTGAAGGGGTTCGACAGGTTCAAAAGACCAAGCGTGCTTTGGATCAGCGAAACCGGCATCCAGACAAAGCCGGTGCCTTCGAACGACACAGGACCGGACACCGAAAAGCCCGCGTTTGCGCCGTTGAAATTGTTGGCCGCGACCTTGCCTTCGATCGAGTATGCCAACTGGCTCGACTTGCTGCCCCACGCATAGCCTGCCGTAAGGCCAATGCCGGCCGTGGTCGTGGTTAGGCTAGCTGGATTGACGCCGGGAACGCTTGCCGAAACTGGACCGCTGCCTGCCTCGGTAAATAGGCCGACATAGAAACCGGAGCTGCCATACGGATATCCGTTGAGCCAGGGGATTGGAGCCGCCGTTGCCGCCGGCGCCTTGATCGAAAGATCCGCAGCGCGCGCACCGAAGGAAATCAAAGCCGCCCCGGCGACCAGGGCAAGCATCATCGTTCGCTTGTTAAACATGGCGTGTCAGTCCTTTTGATGTTGGAAGGGATAGTCGGTCGTTCGGTAATTTTGTCAGGTCGAGCCGGCCTTCGCCGTCGCGGTGACTGTCGCCATCGCCGCCGGCGTGGGCGCAATCTTGTCTTGAGCCGGATCTATCGCGATCGCGGCAAGCGTCGGGCTCGCGCGGTCGTTGACATCGATCTTTTCGACGCCAGGCATTGCCAGCACGTTGCGCAGCTGTGTGCCCTGGCCGCCGATCACGGTGATGAACACGCCGAGCGCGCCGTTGCCCAACGTCGCCAGCGCGATGATGTAGGGCACGGCGTTGGCGCCGAACAGCACCGTCAACTGAGGCGTCGAGCTCATGAACAGGCTGTTGAGGCCGAGAACAATGCCGATCCATTGCAGGATCGTAAGATTTTTCAGCGTTTGCATCAGTCTTTCCTTTTCAGTGAGGGATTTCGATGTGCGTCGAGAGAATGAGAAACAGATCGCGCGGCGAGATCTTGTGAAACGGCGTGATCATCGGCCATTTCAGGTATTCGCAGCCCTTGGTGCGCAGCGCGGCGGACATCACCGCCGAGCAGATCAGCGAGCCGATCGTGTGCAGATGAACTTCGGTCAGCACGAAGCCCAGGATCGAGATCCAGTCGTAAGGCTGGCCGATCTTGTCGTGCACGAAGGCGTAGAACGCGGCTTCCTGTTCCGGTGTGCACGGCATCTCGACGACGCGGTCGCATTTGCGTCCATCGGAGAGCGTCGAGACCTGGCCGGCATCATAACCGACCCGCCGCGCCTGCATGCCGCCCTTCATATGCTGGCCGATGTAGAATTGGCCATCCAAAGAGAGCGCCTCGACGTGGCTCGGCGCGAACGGCACGCAGGTTCCCGCCTGATAGCGGATGGCTTCCGATGCAGTATCGTCGCAGGTGACGAAGCGAAGGCGGATCATGCGCGCATCTCCTGTTTCCAAAGTTTGATCGAGGCCTGCCGCTGCGCGTAGCCGATCAGCCCGCCGTTGAGATGCCGGGTCTCGTTGATCTCATCGTCGCGATCTGCATACGGGAGGCAGCCGCAGATCACGACGAAGTCGACCACGCCTGCCTCGAGGAAGTGTTCCGGCGTATTGATCAGCTCGGGATGGTTGATGAGGTCGAGCTTCATCGCCTCACCGAGCCGGCCGTAGGCGTCACGACCCGTGGTCTGCGCCGGGCCCCGGCCGCGGTAGTTCCAGCCGTCGTCGGTGCCAGGACGGTTGCCCATGCGGCCGTTGTAGGCCTGGTTGGCGATCAGCCGCGGCTGGTGCTGCATGGCGAGTGCCTGTTGCATGGTGAAGTGGATCGGCCACTGCGAATGCAGCACGGCGGCGCGGTAGTTCAGGTTTTCCTCGACCTCCATTCCGCCGCCGCATTCCTCGGTGAACTCGCCCATCATGTTGGCGATCGCCATGTTCGTCAGCAGCATGTGGCGCGCGAACAGCGCCGGCGCCTGCGCGATCATCGCGGCACGAAGGCCCGGGATTTTGCTGTCGCCGAGAGGCCACAGCTTCATCAGAGCATCGGCAAAATACGGGATAGGCGGCAAAGCGGGAGCGTTCGCCGGAGCGGCGTTGGGATCGGCCATGGGGTGCTCCCTTAGGGGTAAGGGGCTTGACGGGCGCCGGATGCCTCGGTCTCAATACCCGTTGCCATTGCATCCAGCATTATTAATGACCGCTGTGTTTGCGGCGTTGTTGGTCTTTTGAGCCAGATCAAACCAATAGGTCTGTCCTGGCGTCAGGCCAGTGATGTTGACGGATTGAGATGTTTGCGTGGACAGGTTTGAAGACCCCGAACCGGCTACGGTCATCGGAGCGCCGATTTGGGTGCCTATAACCGCGTGGCCATTGGTCGGGGGGGTGCCTGTTCCGTAATAAATTTCAAACGCTGATTGAAAGCCGCCGGAAGCGTTGATGTTTCCCGAGAACGTCAGTTGAAAGCGATTTTCGTAGCCGAGCGTCACCTGGCAGGTCGATCCCATGCCCGCCATAAGGAAGGTCGTAGTCGCGTTCCCCGCGGGATTCATGCCTGCCGGAGGAGATTGCAGGGTCGCATTGGTCAGCTCCAAATTCAGCGTCGAACCGCCGCCAGTCAGGCTCAATCCTATCCCTGCCGTGGTAACGGTGCCGGTGCCGGCCGCCGAATTGCAGCCGAACGCGTGCGTTGACGCGTTGTAGATTAGCGCATTGGCACAATTGACCATTGGACCGGCCGACAGTGTAGTCGATCCGAAATAACCTAGGATTGTATCCTGCGTGCCTGTAACAACCTGCGAGAGGCCCAAGCTGCCGCTGACCGCAGCAAAATTCAGCGTCGCAAACGTGTCGTCGCCGCGCAGGAACGTAGTGGTGGTGTTCGGCCACGCCGGCATCGCGCCCGGCAGCGACGCCGTGGCCTGGTTGATCAGCGACGTCAGCTGCGTCTGCGTCAGTTGCGCGGGTAAGCCGCCTGCGATGCTGCCCAGCACCGTATCGGCGCCGAGTGTCGGGCCTTGGCTCAACGTCCAGTTGCCGGCAAGGTTAGAGAAATTCGGCTGCGATTGATGTGCAATCCCCGCCGGGCTGATCGAGTCGACCCAATTATTCGCCAGCACCGGCACCGGTTGAACCGGCGCAACGCTCAGAGTCTGCGCACCGGCCGCGACCATGCCGAGCGCAAAGCAAAGCGCGGCCGCCATCAATGATGTGGATTTTCGCATCTGGTAAACCGTTTGTGCGAGTGAGATTTCTTCGATCTCAGTATTTGATCGCGCGAAGGCCGAGCGTGATCGGAGGCAGTGTCGCAACCGCGGAGGGCGAGGCGTTGCCCGCCGTACCGGTCAAGCTGGCCGCGTTACCCCATCCAGCATTCGCCTGCGGAAAGTTACCGGAGGAACTGGAAGTGTTCACAGTGCTCGAATTGCTGACTGTCCCCGTCGTGATCGGAATATTATTACCCGCGATACCTACACTGATCGAGATCGACGGAACATTGCCGCTCGTGAGTGTTTCCTTCTCACCACCGCAGGTGCCTCCCGCATTGTTCGGCGTCGCGCATGTTGCCGTCGTGATCCGACCGGCGTTGCCGTTAGCGCCCTGGCCGTCATAGGCAAAGAAACCTTGGCCGCGAGAATCCGGCAACTTGAACAGCCCCGCCGAACAGCTGCCATAAGCATTGCTGATCACGACAAATAGCGCCGCATAGGTCGTCTGCGAAACGCAGGAGCCATCTTCGACAAGCGAGCCGCGCGAAACAGTCCCGCGGGACTGAACCGTCGCGCCGATCGGGGTCATATCGACGTTGCTGGTCAACACGAAGACCGAGCCGTTGTACTTCAACGATGTCGTTTCGCCCGCGAACAGCTCACTGTTCGACAACGAGGTCAGTCCGATCGAGGACGGCCGATCAAGCGCCGTCGCCGTCGTCGAGCCCATCGCGTTGGTGATGACGACGTTGACGGCAGCGGTATTGTTCGCCGATGGATTCAACCCGATCTGGACCCCGACAATATCGTTGAGCTGCGATACATTCGGAAGCGTGATGGTCAATACGTTCGGCGTGACGCCAGTGTTCAGCGTGGCGTTGCCGGCCCACGCACCCTGATCGGCAAACTGCGCGTACGCATGCCTCGGCGGCGGCACGAACAGATAGGCCGCCGCCAACGTCAACGCGACTGCGACGGATCCCGCGATGGTTTTGAAGATTGACGATTTCATCATGATGCCTTGATGCTCCAGAGGTTCGAGCCGTAATACGCAAGCGTGGCGGACTGCCCGTTCTTGTTCAGCACCGCGTCAGCCTTTCCCGCGATCGTGCCTGCGGAAGGAACGATCGTGATCGGGAAATCGAAGAAGTTGTCGGCGAGGTCCTCGATAACAAATTCCTGTCCTACCTGAACGGTATTGTTGGGCGGCAGCTCCACGGTAGTCGCGCTCAACGAGAGTGATCGATTGAAACCGATGCGGTATTGAGCCGCGGTCATCACGAGCGTTGAGCTGAGGGTGATGATGGCGGAAGGTCGCAGCGTGCCGCCGAATCCGAGGATGGCCTGCCAGAGTTGCGTCAGATTGGCGGGATCCGGCGTCAGGCCCGCTTGCGTGATGCAATTGACGATCTCGCGCTGCGCGGCTTCGACCGCAGCCGCCGGAATGATCGATCCCGGCGCTGCTGTGGCCGGATTTCCGTTGACATAGCTGGCGTTCGGATTGGTGTTTCCGTACGGCTGTGTGTATTGCATGTCGAGTAACCTTTCGGCGCGGGCAGCGCTCGATCATCAGATGTTGTGGATGACGAAAATTACGGCGTGCCGGCCATCGAGCCTTGCGATGACAGTCCGGAATAATTGAATAGCACCACGGTATGGGCCGGCGCCCATTGGCTGATGCGACATTGCAGCCCGGTGTCGGCGCCGATCGTCAGCGACGGATCGATGCCACATTGACCGGATCCGCAACGAAGCCACGACAGCGGCGCGGCGGCCACATTCACCGTCCAATAATAACGGATCGTCGGCGCACCGATTTGCCAGCGATAGACGCCGGCAGTGTTGCGGGTGTCGCCACATTGCGAGATGCCGCACTGATACGGCGAATATTCCGTGATCGTGATCGGGTAGCCCAGCGACGCTGCAACCGCGATAAAGAACGCTATCGACTGACCGCCGAGGATCGTCATCTTGTTGACGAGTGCCACCTGCCGCGCCGCGATGGTCTGCGGCGGCAGCGCCAGACATGGATCCGGCAATCCGAAATTGCGTTCCCAATCCGGCAGCATCGCGATCGTCGCGCGCGGGTCGCTGTCCTTGGTCAAGAGCTGTGCGGCCGAAGCGTCGACATCGCCCCAGATCAGGCCGTTGCCGGCGCACCATTTCTGCAGATAGCTCGACGAACCACGCGGCCACGCCGGACCATCGGGCAACAGATCGCGCAAGGCGCCGGCATATTCTGCGCCGGTGCGGGCAACCCATGTATCGGTCGAACCGTCGGTCATCGATCAATCACCGTCACGTATAGGTAATCGTGCCGAGCGTCGCGAGATGACCGTTGTCCGGCATCACCGCGTCGGCAAAGGTCAGATCGAACGACACCACGCCTTGCGTATAACGGATCGCGGCCGACACCCATTCTGCGAAGATGGTCTGCCCGGGAATCGCGGACGCGGCCAGCATCGCCGTCACCGAGACGGCGATCGCGGCTTTGACCACGGCGAGCGTGGTGTTGGGCTTCACGACAAGACTTGCGACGGTGAAGTTGATCGGCTCGGCGACCGGCGCCACCACGTAGAGATCCTGCACCGTGACCGGACGCACCGTGTTGAGGAAATTCTCGACATTTGTGATATCCGAGGCCTGCGGAAATCCGTCGAACGCCGCCTCGAGCACGTCGCACATGAATCTCACCGTCACGGTGCCGATGCCCATTTCCTGCGGATAGCACCAGGCGCGGGTGACATCTGCCACCTCGAGCGTCCATGAAACATAATCCTGCTGGTCGCCGCCCATCGGCGGCTGCTGGATGCGCTGCAGGATCCTCGCCAAAAGGTCCGTATCGCTTTCCGGATCGGTACCGCCTGTCAGTGCCACCACGGTCGCGAGCGCATCCACGCCTGTCGCCGCGGTCGCGATCGCCAATTGGTCGCCGGGATCGAGATTGCCGCCGGCGCCCGCAACCGTCGCGCGGATGGTCACGGGAGTCGCTCCCGATCCGATCTCGATCGTCTCGGTCGTCTCATACCCAAACACCGGCGTGCCGAACCCGACAAGCTGGGAAGCAACCGCAAAAGGCGACCTTTCGAGTCCGGTCAGCGTCACCGAACCTGATGCATAGGTCGCGGCCTTGCGGCCCCGCGTGCCGTCGGCGTTCAGCAGCCAGATCGCGCCGAACCGGTCGAGGAAGGCATCTTCCGCCGTATCCGGCAGAAGTTGTTTTGCCAGCCAGCCGAGATACTGGAAATTCAATGACGCCAGCGCGGCATTGCCGTCGGCCAGGATTCTGGCGTTGGAATTCGGCACCAGCGGCGCGCCGAGCTGTCCCGTGACGTAATCGCGGTTTTGCCGGCGCGTTTGCGTCAGCGTTGGTGTAACCCACGGCATGCTGGTGCGGTCCCGCTGTTTTTCTACTGCGCCAACGCCGCGTAAGCGTGGCCGCCTGTCGCCGCCGTGCCGGTGATCGCATCCTGCAGCACCACGCCGCCCTGATTGCAGCCGATCGACATGCCCGGCAGCAGCGTGAACGGATTGGCCATGCTGGCAAACTTGATGTTGAGCACTTCGGTCGCGGTCGTCGGATTCTGGATCAGGCAGCCCTTGCGTGTTCCGCTCGCCCCGATGATAGGCTGATAGGTCCCGCCGGTTGCGATGGTGCCGCTGTCGTCCGTCGAGGTTACGCCTGATGGCGTCAACGCGTCTCTGATCGTCACCACGACGGCGGGATCTGTTGATGAGGGAGGAGTCGACTTGATCGTCAGCGCCGCACCGGAGGCGTTGTCCTTGATCGCGACCGAATTGAGTATCTTCACCACGCCGGTGAATGACGTGATGGTCTCGGTCAGAACCGCTGTTCCGCCACCCACGAACGAAGTCGCGCGCACCCGGAAATTGGTGGAGCCGGCGACTTCGCAATCGAAGATGCCATTGCCGGTAACCTGCGAAGCCGAATAGACCGTGCCGTTGACGTGGCAGGCCATCGCGCCGAATGTCGTCCCGCCATCGACCGATTGCTCAAATAGGAGCGTGCCGATCCACGATCCCGACAGCTGAAGACGGACCGTCGAGGCGCCGTTGATCGTCTGCACCCAAAACGAATTCAGCGACGGCGACCCGGTAACGATGGATGCGCCGTTCTGTCCCGACGCGGTCGTCGAACCGCTATCGACCGCGGTGATGGTTGAAGGCGTCGGGCGAATATCCGGATCGATCGGAGGTACGATCGGCAGCGATACAGCCTTCGCCGACGGGCCAGGCGCCAGCAACGTCGATCCCAGCATCAAGTCGAAATATTGCGGATTGCTCTGCGAGAACGGCACGCCGCTGGCGTCCGACGGCGATACCTGCTGTTCCTGGACGCCTCCGACGCTGAGACCCTTCAAGTTGAACGGATTGCGGTTGCCGTCAAGTGCAAGCCAGTCGGCGCGGGCGGGTGCGGACGCCAGAAGCGCAATCGAAAGGATGATCGAACAAAGCCGCTTCATCCGAGGCCTCCATACATGCTGTTGTCGGGATCGGAATAATCCAGCGCCGGCGGAACGGCCGGAAATTGCAACGTCACGCTCGGCGGCGAAAGCAGATCGTTCCACAGCGACTGGAATTGCAGCGAGATCGCCGGCAGCGGCCCGCGATACAGCGTGGCCGTCGTGTCGACGCGCTGTGCGTTGACCTGAACCACGTCGACGTCGAAATCGGAGATGATCTTGGCATCGACGAACGGTTGCAGACATTCGGCGGCGAATGTGTTGGCGCGCGCCAGCGTCGAGCCGCCTTTGTAGTTAAAGTCGGTGATCTTGTCGCGCGTCATCAGCCAGAACCGCGAGCCGACCGGCCAGCCGTCCCAGATATCCGCGGCCCCATCATCGCCCCACCATCCTTTTCGATCGGTCGAGCCCGGAATCGGCAGGTCATCCGAAACTTCCGCGAGCCGATCGGTGCAGAATGCAATCGTGACGGCGGTCACCAGCGCCTGCGTTTCGTCGAGACCATTTTGCGCCGGCAGCAAAGCGTTGGTGGTCAAAAGCCAATCGAGCGTGATGGCTTCCGTGATTCCGACCTGGACGATGCGGATATCGGTCATCAGACAGCTCTTACCTTGGTCGAAGTGCCCGCGACGGTTTTGACGAACGATCCGCCGGTGCCGCCGATATCCACGAATTCATTGGTCGCCTGAAACATCAGATTATTGCCGATCGTGGCGCTGATGGTGCCGTTTGAAATCACAAAGGTTGAATTGCCGACGGTCACAGTGACCGGAAGATTGCTCGCTCCGCCAAGGATCTGGATCCCGCTGCGGCTGACATAAACCTGCTGGCCCTGATCGTCATATTGCGAGCTCTCGCCCGGCTGAAGTCCCTTGAGACGATAACGCCGGTCGTCGACCCGGATAACGATCGGATGTGAGCGATTGCCTTGGATAAACGCGACGATCAGCTCGGCTTCGCCGCTGCCATCCTCCGGTTTAGGAACGCTTGTGAAACCATAATCCTGAAAGCGCTCGACACCGGCCAAAGCCTCGTTATGCAATCCCCTGAGATCGATTGTCTGCATTTCCCTGCTGTCGTCGGCGCGGGTTGCCGTGCCGCGGGTCAGCGCCAGAAACACACGCGTCGCTACATCTCGCACTGTGCCGCGCATTTTTTGAATTTCCTCCGTTAGACCGTTACGATCACGTTCGTCGGACTGCCGAGTGCGATCGCCCAGACAACATCCGCGAGCGGAAAATAGAACGGCAGTGTCGCGAAGACGATCGGATGGCCCGCAGCGCTCGCAGCGGGTTGAGTCGCGGCTCCGACGATCGCGATTTTATCCTGCGGCGAAATAAGCATCGGCCCGTTGCCGAGCGATACATATGCTGCGTTCCCGACTGCGACTGAACTTGTGGCCATTTGATCTCCTTAGTTGTCCGGTTGATCCGGCGTCGCGCCCTGCGACGGTGTGCCCTGCGAATAGGCGGGCTCGCCCGGCTGCGCCGTCGGCGAGATATTGGTGCCTGCGAACGCCAGACTTTGCGAGGTGCACAGATTAATCTCGGTGCGGGTGCCGGATTCAGACGATTGGGTATACTTAACCTCGCGCGAGGTCAGCTTGTAATTGTCGAGGTCCAGTGTTGGGCTTTTGACCGAATAATTCTTGCGGATGTCCCACAGCACGCCGGGTGTGCTCTGCCAGCCCTGCACCACGCAATGGCAATCAACAAGATCGGTCGCGCGCTGGGCGAGTTCCATGTTGGCCCTTGCCGCACAATCCTGCGAACTGCCGGGCTCTTCCATCAGCATCATCAGGCGTCGCGAGGCGCGGATCGCCGGATTGGATACGCTGGCTGAATTGTCCCGGGTCGAATTGCCCTTGACCTGATCATTGCCTGGGCGTTGCGCCGCGATGTTGACGATATTGAATGAATTGGTGCCGTCGACGGAAGCGCGGGCTTCCAGCAGATTGCGGCCCTCGATCAGTTGTCCGGCGAGTGGATCACCCGGTGTGAACACGTCTGCGACCCAATCGCCGTTGGCGTTATCGGTCAGGTGCAGCCCGCGCATCCGGGCCAGACGTTCCACCGCGCTGAAGATGGTTTCGCCCCACGCAATCGAGAATTGAGGGAACGGCTGTGACAGGTTCGGCGACGATCCCTTGATAACCAGATTAACCCCGGCCTGCTTTGCAAGCGCGCCGGCCAGGGCCTGAAAGCCATAACCCTTGAACTGGCCTCCATCGACGGAGGCCGAGGAATCCACCGCATCAGCCGTGAGGCTGCGCCCGGTGATGATCAATCCTCGCCTTGTCGCGTTGAACGCCGACTGCCTCACGAACACGAAGCCGGTGAAAGCAAGGATACCTCCCAACTGAATCGCGCAGCTATCATGCGGCGCGATCTTCCAGTTGGAGAAATCAAGGCTGGAACCGATCGGCTGCACCGAAGCAAATTCGAAATCCGAACAACTGGCACCATAGGCGCGCCGAACCATGATCGATGTCCAGCCAGAATACTGGCGTCCATTGATCGCGAGGATGGCGATTTCGCTAGCGTTTGGCACGAACTATCCGATCAGGCCGACAGCGCGATGCCGCTCGAGGGCATGAACGCTGGATGGATCGCCTTGTTCTGCGCGACCAGATCGTCGGCATGGGTCGAATCCCCATAAAGCCGCAGCGAGACCACCAACGACGGCAACGAACGCGGCAGGCCATAGCTCACGATCGACGGAAGCTGCAGGCCGCGGTTGACCAGATCGCGGGTCACCGACGAATGCAGGGCGATCAGCGCCTGATAGGTCGCTACGTCGCCGCTGTCGGCGATGGTTTCTTCGGCTTGCGAGAAATTCTCGTTGTTGCTTTCGATCGCCGCCGAGACGTCGTTGGAGCTCGTAAACGTGGTTGCTGCGAGAATGCGCGCCCGTTCGACCAATGCCATGTTGATCCCGGCGTTGATCACCGCGATCGCGATCGCGCTCAAGGGTGCAACCGTCGGGATTGTGGTCGAGACCAAGGTCCACAGCGTGGCAGGTATCAAGCCGATCGCAAACGGCGCAACCGGAATCGCGGCTTGCATCGCCACGATCACGGTATCCATCCCGGCAAGCGCCGCTCCCGCCACGGTTGCCTGCTCGAACACCGCCAATAACGGCGTGCCGAGTTGCGATGCCCGCAGATCGCCCTCACCCGCCGCGATCAGATCGTTGATCGCGAAAAACAGATCGCTGCCCGCGGTTCCGGTCTGTCCCGAGACGCTGCCGCTCAGCGCGTTCAATATCGTGCCCAGCAGACTGACGCCCTGGGCGATCTCCGAGACCGTGGCGCCGTCAGCGAATGCTGCGGTGAGGGCCAGATCGAGCGCGGATGCTGCGGCGTCTCCGGTGTCGTCGGCCTGCGCCGAGACCAGCCCCTGGGTATCGTCTGTGACGGAAGCGCTCGGCGCTTCGCCGGCCTCGACGAACGTCATGTCGAAGGTGCAGATGCCGCCGCGCAGCCGGCTCTCGTGGCTCGAGACCGGCCCGCACATCACGTTCATCGAACCGAGCGTCGGATGAACCAGGATGCCGGCGCCTCCCTCATCGCAGGCGTCGAGCAGCGCGTCGCGCTGCGATATATAATCATCGCCGATCACGTAACCTGTGATCTGCCAGCGTCGCGCCGAGCGGCCCATGTCCTCGCCGTACGGAATATTATTCTTCGGAAATTCGAACAACACAACGCGCCGACCGGCGGTCCGGCCGCCGGCCTCGACGGCGAAAGGCACACCGCGAAAGCTCGCCGGCATAAGCCGCGTCTGCCATGTTGCGGGGAAAGGCATATCAGTTCCTACTTAAAGTGGATCAGCTTTTTTCTGAAAACGAGAGTTCGGAGGCGGCAACCAAATGCCGCCTCCGCTTTGCCACGCGCCGCCATAACTCACCTCGCCGCGCCTAGCCGGGCCGTGCCTCGCCAGCCATACCGCGCCTGGCCAAGCCGTACCTAGCCCCGCCTCGCCTGACCGCACCATGCCTGCCAAGTTTCGTCTTGCGACGCTGCGAGGTTGATTAAGAGAACTCTCGCCGTAACTCCGATGCTCGCTATTCCTTTAACGAAGGCAGTCGCTCCAGCATCTTTGTGCCGGCCGTGAATAGATCGGCGAGTTCTTCCAGATGTTCGTAGCGCTTTTGCCAAGCCCGAAATTCACGAAACGCCTGCCGCAAAACCATTTCCCGTGTCCGCTCCTGCGACATTGCATGATCGACGGAGCGATAATGCGGTGTACCACCTTCGGGAATATGCACGAACGCCTGCACGCGTTGGGCCGGTGTGTCCGCACTGACGACAACAGCGACGACAGCTCGGATCAATCCGCGCGCTTGCTGAAGCCTGTACTGATCGGCTGCTTTGCCGTCGTTCCACTCAAAGAAGCTATGAAGCGGAGAGTTGTGACCGCGAGCATCGTCGACCACATCCTTCGGCGTCAATTCGCCCTTTAACTTTTCCCGGAGCATTTCAAGATGAGTTCCGACGGCGTCGGCGTCCTGAACCTTCGCCCCGGACTGCAGTCGTGCGCCGTCTGCGAATTCGTATTTGGCGATGCGCATCAGGCACCTCCGATCGCGTCGATGTCGCGTTGGGAAGCCACGTGAAACATGCCGTTCTGCCCGTCGCGTTCCGGTCTCCATTCGCCGACACCGACCGCGAATCCGGCGGTGTTAATCAAATTAAGGATCTGCGCCTGCGACAGCACATTCGCGTTGTGGCGCACGAGAATACGCGCAAACCATTTCGGAAACTCGGCGCGATAACGAAGGTCGGCGGTCCCCATGCCGACTCGAACCATATCTTCCCGCATCTGCGGCTTGTCGCCGCCAAGCCGGGCAAGATTGACCCGCGACTTCGAGCCCTCGAACGCCCCGGCTATATCCATATCCTCGCCGAGGATATGGAAGGCCTGCCTCGCGGTAATCTTCGTGAGGCCAGCGACCGACGTACCGGCTGTCACCGCAGAACTCTTGAACGCCACGCTCGGAAAGCCATAGCCGCCATCCGAGAACCGGTACATGGAAGCCTCGAAATCTGCGACCGGGTCTTTGGCCTCCTTGGCGCCGCGCGCCGTCTTCATCTGCTTCGAGAGCATTTCACCGCGAGCCTTCTGCGACCATGCATGGACGATCAATGGCGTATCGCCGATGATCGTCACTTCCATCATCTGCAGATCAAGTGCCGGAAGCTCGATGCCGACTTGTTGTTTTACAGGTGCCTTCGCCATCTTCAGTCTCCAATGAGCGCCTCGGCCCTGGCAGGCCCCGTGGCGCACGGGTTCGCTCTCGCGAAACCGAGGGCTCACTGAAGCTCCCGATTGTCGCGCCACACACCGCCCTGCCAGAGGCGGATTCAAAAAACGGGGTGGACCTTCAGTCCGGCCTGGCGCGCGAGCGCCGCTCGGCCGGAAATTCCGATTTCATGCCCCTCAGCTGAGAGGCCAGCGAACTGAAAAACTGATGCACGGGCGATTGGCCTTCACAGCAGTGTCGGAGAGGCTCACCGGCCGCGAAGTCGATGTGCGTCAGGCCAGAGAGGTATTTGAACATCGCGATCAGCCCCTTTCGGGTCTGCGCACCGCCGAGCAGGATACAGCGCAGGAACCGTTCGGCGTCGCTGGTCCTACCTTCAGCAACCGCGATGCTGTGCTGGAGGATGTAACTGAAAACGCGATCGTCTCCGGTGCGGGGGACTCTCAGTCCCTTTGGGGATGACCGCGCCGTCTTGCTGACTTTCGGAGACGGGAACTGTAGAATGTTGGAAGCCTGCGCCATGGGTCTCATCCTTGGTGTGGGTTAGGCCCTCTTCGATGGTG